TCAGTCATTCATTCATTCATTCATTCATTTTTTACTTATTCATTAATTCACGACATAGGACACAACGGATGCCAGCAGACAAAGGACAAACAGATACAGAGAGAAGACCGACATAACATATGTGACATATCTCATGCCCACATAGAGGTACTACTTTACACCTTTTCGACAGGCTCTCATAACACACCGGACACTCATCGTCATATCTTCGATTATTGTCTCCACCTTCTTCTCCTTTTTCTTTTTCTTTACACTCTGCAATTCTCTTCGCATCATTTTCTATCTCAGTACACACTCTCGACGCATTATCCAAAGTCATCTGCACCTTTGCTAAAAATATATACTTCTCCGATAAACTCATATTTGTTTTTTATTTTTTATTTTTTCTTTTTATTATACCTTATTGCTATGTGGTATTATAACCCAATCATATTTCAACAAATTAGTATTTCATTTTTTATACTTCAATTTTTATACTTCATCGCACCTCTATATTTTAAAATAATTAATATATGTAATTTAAAATATTATTCTTTTTACCATAATTGATTTTGTACTATAATTTATGCATTCTCATCTACTACAGGTTCCAAGGTACTTGAATCATCCTGGTTGTCCTTCTTCTTTGATCTACGTTGACTCGGCTTTCGAGGCGATCTTGCTGCATACTGTAGACGACTGTCGTTTCTAGTCTCACACATCAACTTACCACCCTTGAGTCCCTTCACATCTTCCGCCTGGACCTTGTACATTTCAGAACCATCTACAGTCTTCAGTGTTAATTCAACATACTCACCTTGAGTCAAATATCTATATTGTTGGTCATCCTGTACTTTGATAGCAGTATGATGAACAAAAATATCTGTTTCAGATACAGATGAATCGGGTCCGTCAATTACAGTAATAAAGCCATAACCAGCCTTATTATTGAACCACTTGATTCGTCCTGTGTATATTTCTGGTGTTGCCATTGTCACAATTAGTTGTTGTTAGGTAAAGATTTACTTTGATATTTTGGTTTATAACTTATAACATGTATAATCTTTATATACCTATTGCACTTAACTTCATTACCTTACTAACTATTATTTTAACTAACCATTAAATTTCTTTTATTTTGTTAAAATTGATTCCTCATATTCATACACACATCCAGATTTATATATATATATATAAACAATTACTATAATTCATCATGGTCAAACTATGTACTGATCCATACACTAATGATAATGAAAGTGTCACAAATCATTTCAAGACATTCCCCTTTCAATTGAGTGATTTCCAAAAATACGCAATTGAAGCAATCACTACCGGTAACGATATCCTCATCACAGCACATACTGGCAGCGGCAAGACTTTACCAGCAGAATTTGCTATAGAATACTTTACACGGTTGGGGAAGAAGGTTTTATACACTTCACCTATAAAAGCACTGTCGAATCAAAAGTTTCACGAATTCTCACAAAAGTTTCCAGATATTACTTTCGGAATCCTTACAGGAGATATCAAATTTAACCCTGAAGCTCAAGTCACTATTATGACAACCGAAATCCTCAGAAACTCGCTTCTTAACCATAAATACAATACAACACAAAAAGAAAACTTTCATGACGAAACAATCACAGATAGTAATATACAGGGCAATGCCTTTATCAACAACCTACAATTCCAAATTAATTTTCAAGATGTTGCTTGCGTTGTTTTTGACGAAGTACACTATATCAATGATGCCGATAGAGGTAAAGTCTGGGAAGAATCTATCATGTTTATGCCACAATACATTCAGCTTATCATGCTCTCTGCAACCATAGACAAACCAATGGTATTCGCATCTTGGATCGAAAATATTAAACATATAAAATATGGGAATAATGACAGTACCGTTTATTTGGCACCAACATCTCATCGTGTCGTTCCATTGTACCACTACGTTTATCTAGACATAAATATAGGTACATGCCAAAAAATTAAGGACAAGGCAATGGTTTCCAACATGAACCGGTTATGCAATAAATTACTGGTTCTCAAAGATAACAATACTCTCTTCGATGACAGCACATACGACGCAGTGGCGAATATAAAAAGATACATGGATAAAGAAAATATTCGTATCTCGTCCACTGCTACTCTCAATAATATTGCAAAATACTTACATGATAATAATATGCTTCCTGCTATTTGCTTCATTTTCTCAAGAGTACAAGTTGAAAGATACGCAAACGCCATACACGTTCTCCCAGGTAATGTCATAGATAAAGACGGGAACGCTTTCAATATTCAGAAAGACTGCGAAGCCATCCTAAGAAAACTTCCCAATCACGCAGAGTACACACTTCTTCCAGAATTCCATAATATTGTAAAATTATTGGAGAAAGGTATCGCGTACCATCACTCAGGGATTATCCCTGTATTTCGGGAAATGATCGAAATTCTGTTTGGACAAGGGAAAGTGAAACTACTTTTCGCTACTGAAACTTTCGCTGTAGGTATCAACATGCCAACCAAAACAGTTATATTTTCTGGATTCCAAAAATTTAATGGTTCACACTTACGCACTATCTTCTCTCATGAGTATACGCAAATGGCTGGAAGAGCCGGACGTCGAGGTCTCGATACTATAGGTCATGTAATACACCTCACAAATATGACATCCTTGCCATATAAACATGACTACAAGAACATGATGAATGGGAAACCGCAGCTTCTTACTTCCAAATTCAGCATATCGTACAATATCATTCTCAACTTTTTCGCAAAACACGCGGAGCTTAATGCTGATGCTAGGACATCCATAAATAATCATTACATTATCGATCAACTTATTCTTTTCACAAACGATAGCTTCTGTCAATCGCAAAACACTTCGCGTATATCTTGTTTGAAAAATGAACTGGAGGTAAATAAAAGCAAAGCCGAGCAATTGAAGGTAACATTAGATCCACACATTTCAACTATAGAAGAATATTACAAACTTCAAGAAGAAGTATCAAAGACTAAAAAGGCAAAAAAGAGAAAAGAAATAGAAAACAAAATAAATGACATTAAGTCTTCATCAAAAATGTTCGATCATTTTATGAAATCATGGAAACAACTAGAAACGACATTAAAAGAAATAGAAGGAATACAAAGCGAAATACGAGATTATATGGAGTTCTTTGAAACTCAAACAAAAAAGTTTATTTCTCTTCTTTCTCAATTCGAATTTATAACACTGAAAGAAGATGAAGAGGTACAGACTATAAGTATTTCACAGAAAGGTACCTACGCTTCTCATATACAGGAGGTTCATTGTTTATGCCTCGCTGATATATTGAGCTCCACAAATAACTTTGAACACTTTTCAGAAAACGATATTGTCGCTTACTTGAGCATATTCTGTGACATCAAGATAAAAGATGACATAAGAATTACTTCACCAGATTCCATTACATTCGAAAATAAAAAGGTATACGATGCTATTATTCTTACCTCTTCGAAACTCCATGAGTACTCTGACTTCGCTACCTCTCTTCAATTATATCAAAATGTCAAAGAGGAGAATCTTTGTTACGACCTCATTGATTCTGTTTACCATTGGTGTGAGGCGAGTACAGAAGAAGAATGTAGGGGTATATTGTTTACCCTACAAAATAATTATGATGTATTCAACGGCGAATTCATAAAATCAATCCTGAAAATAAATAATGTTACGTCAGAACTGACAAAGGTTTGCGAAAATAGTCAACTACTTTCGTTGCAACATAAATTGTCGAAAATATCTGGATTGACTCTTAAGTTCATAGCTACAAATCAATCTTTATATTTGTAATCGAAATAATAAAATGACTTTTAACTTTCCGTCGATCATTATATTATTCTTTTTATTGGAAATTATTTCGCGTTTTCTTTTTTCCTTATGTCAAATTCGCTACTGTTGAACCGGTTCTATATCCTGTAGCTAGGGCTGCGACACTAGTAGACCCTCCGTAAGGAACTTGCAAAGTAGATATATCTCCCACATACACATTCTCCATTCCATTCAATTTATTGGTGGAGTCTACTGCCTGATTTAGTGAACATTGATAATGATATATGGTTTGACTAGCTTGCGCAATTAGTTCTTTTGTTACAGGGACACTCGGCTGAAACAATATATAACCTAATTCGGTTAGCATTTCGTGATTCTTTGTGAAAGCTTCATATATGTCATTCACATACTCGTTGTTGTTGGGATCGAGTTGCCCTTCTCCAAAGTGTCTTAGAGTTACTTCGGGATTCTCGTTAGCATCACTGTTGATATTTACTTCTCCTTTCATTGGAAGGTTGGAAGATTGTGCATGAGTACAGATTAAATAACTCTTCAAATTTTGTAGGTTAGAATAATAGGTCATCCATTTATTTGAAGAGGAGTCTCGACTTTGAACATGAGATAAAATATTTTCAGCATCGAATCCTAAGTCAGCAACCGGTACGTACGTAACTACATCTTCAGTCGTATCTGGGAACAATTCATTCTTCAAAGCATCTGATTTTATCTCACTGTTTAAGTCATTCTCGTAATGGATAGTGTCTCCTAACTTACCAACATATTTAATACTACTTGAATTCTTGTACGCATTCCATCTTGACGCTGAATGTGTAGCTGGATACACGAGATGGTAATCATTACTTAACCATTTTGATATATTATATGATCCACCTGGATGAGCAGTAACCCAACCAGTAAAGTCGTACACCGACCCCACATCTTCGGCGGGAAGGTTAGTACCTGATACATGGTATACATGCCTATTACTATGAGTATACATTTTTCCTAACGTATCTGCATTTAATGTGAATGTGTAGTCGCCATTATAAGGTGTAGTAGTTGGATTAGTCTGTGGTTCCAACTTTCCATAAAGACAAACGAGTCCAGCATGATCTGCAAGAGTAGGTGGTATGCTGGTCATACCGCTTCTTTTTACTATGGCAGTTGACTGAATAGATCCAGCACATAAGACACACTTCTTTGCCTTATATTCGGTTCCATCGAACGTCTCTACTTTCACCAAGGAAGATGCAGTATTCGATAACTTTTTCACTGCTTTGTTGTAATTTATTGATATATTTGGCTTAGTAGTCGTCTTATCCGCAACTAATAATCTGGTTCGTGTACTAAAATCTGACGCGTATACCTTGTTATTATTATGGTTCAACCCTCCAGTTGCATCCATTTTGGCTTTTAATTGCATATAGGGAGTATTCTGACTCACTATTGAACCTGGATCTGAATAAGAATATTGCTCTGGTTGCATAATATTGGTAACTTCTGTTATTGTATCCTTCCAATCAGAGTATCCATCATTTAATACTTGTTCATTGTCAATATACTGCAAACCGAATATTAGTGTGCCTCCACCATTTCCATTTCCTAACCAAACATTCTTATTATCTATTGTATCAAAATTGTTCATAAAATCTGAGTCATTCTGAGCATCAGCCCACCTAAATACGTCGTCATATCCTCTGCTCTTATACTCTTCTAATGTATATTCTCCCTTCTCTAGTAGCAATACATTCTTGTCTGGTTTCGATTCCGCTATCACGTATGCTGCCATCGATGCTGAAGGTCCTGCACCTATAATTAAGTAGTCAATGACGTTTTCTACTATAACATTCCTTACTACTTCTATTGCAGAGTTGCCTGAAGCATCTTGAACGTTGTATGCCACAGTATAGCTACCCTCTATAGAGGTATTTACATTACTCGTAACTGTAACAAAGGATGTCAAATCTTCATTATTGTAATCCATTGCAGTTGCTCCTGCGTCTGTATACGCTTCCCCTACCTCAAGAGTTACCGATGACCCTCCGATCAGAGATATAACAGGAGCAGTGGTGTCTACTACGTTGACGGTTCTTGTCACTTCCACCGCGCTATTTTGCGACGAATCCATCACATTGTAGGTCACACTATACGTGCCTGGAGTTGTCATGTCCACAGTGTTTACTACGGCTATGGCGGAAGTAAGAGCCACGCTATCATTGTCAAGTGCAGTAGCTCCAGCGTCTACGTAGGTGTCACCCTTTTCTACTGTTATGGGTGAGGAACCCAACAGCGTTATCAAAGGAACAATAGAGTCGTAAACTGTTACTGTTCTTACTACTTCATCGGCACTGTTGAGAGATACATCCTTTACGTTGTATTTCACTGTGAATGTTCCAACAGCAGACGTATCCACCGTACTAGTAGTCACGATGGAAGCAGTGAGATTAAGATTGTAGTAATCCAATGCAGTAGCTCCTGCATCAGAGTACGTCGTTCCTATCATTACCGAAACATTTTCGTTACCTATCATAGTAATTACTGGCTTTGTGGTATCAACGACATTCACAGTCCTGGTTACTTCAGTCGCAGTGTTCCCTAGAGCATCACTGACATTGTATTTAACGATTGAAGTACCAATGTCAGATGTATCTACTGTGTTCGTAATGACAATATCGGATGTCAATGAGTTACCCAAGTAATCCTCTGCTGTAGCTCCTGCGTCATCGTAAGGATACCCTTTCTCCACTGTGACCAAAAGTGTTCCTACTATCGTGATTATAGGATCAGATACAACTGGTGGATTAGTAACAATTGGCGTTACGTATGAGGGCTGCATGTTAATATTATACCCACCTCCTCCACATCGTCTTTTAGTTATTCTTCTATTAGTAACTCCCGCTGACCCAATGTGAGTTTTGGTATCATGGCTGTAGTGACTATTTCCGTTCTTATTCACCTTCCTTCCCATATCTATAAGGATTGTATATTAAATTATGTTTCTATACATTAACGTAATTTAATCTTTTTTATAAAACCCTTTAATTTTTGAATAGATCACAATAGACAAATAAAAACAAACCAAATGTTGTGACATTACTCAAAAATGGAATTGGTTTCTTCAAATCTAATGGATGATATATCAACGTGACAACAACTAAAAACAACAACAATAATAAAAGAGTAATCTGTATCAATTGTTTCTGTGTCAACTTTACAAATCGGTTAATCTTCGAAAAAGCATCGTAAAGTAAAGATTCCTTAAAGTAATATTCTATGATAAACATAAATCCAAGCAATTCAAGCAAAATTACTAGGATCATGCCTAGCTGACACATAATTTTGCTTAAACTTGTTTTCTTTGACAAAACATCTACTTTTGTATCAAACATTAATATCTTCTTCATTCCTGACCAAATAAACATGATACTTGCTAGAAGTATACCATATTTTTTGTAACACGACGAATTTAATTCCATCATTTTTAAGGTAGAGTCTACATTTATCATTTTGTAATACTTTCAGTTTTTCAAGACAAAAATACTTTATTATATATTATAAACACCGATAATATAATTTTATTTTGATCAGGAATCATCTGTACCCTCTATAAGACCAACACTTTGCTCTCTATAAACATTTACGGTATCACATATGTAATTAAGAGGTCTCTTTACAGATTCATAAATATTCTCTACAAAGTTAATATGTTCACCCATACGACTACATTCTTCATGATTTATTTCTAATTTATCTATTACCTTATCTAACTTGTTGGATACTTTTCTTATCTCATCAAGCATTACATCTATTTTTTGCATTATTTCTTTTATATCCGATACATCATTCATTTTTCATGTAATTTTTCTCCTATTGTAAAAAATAATATACTTTATATTTAATAGGTAATCGCAAAGATGAAATATGTTATAGTAGGAGCAGGTCCATCAGGATTGAGTCTAGCCTATGTTCTAGCATTAAACAATATACCAATTACAATTATAGAAAATAGTAATCAATTAGGTGGTTCTTGGAACTCTCAATGGATAGATGAAAAATATTTTAGTGAGAACTCTCCACGTGTCATGGTTTACAATAAAAATCAAACTGATCTCTTGGATCATATTGGAATGACCGAAAGTGATTTCGCCAATATTTATGGCAACGTTTTCCAAACCAATATGAAAATGATACACTTTCTGTATCATCATTTTCATTTACAAGATTATTTTATATTTTTATTTGCTTCCATGAAATTCACTTTAGTAAAAGAAAAGAAAACTGTACAAGAGTGGCTTGACGAATCATACATGTCTACATCAGGTAAAAAAGCAATGTCTATTATCTCTATATTATTGTGCGATCGTCCAGAAAAAACGAATGTGTCTGATCTTTTTGGTATGTTCGGATTTTCTCCCACTCCCTTGAAACAAATGAGGGAACCTAATAAATGGCATAAATTAATACAATACTATATTTATTCGTTACATAATGTGACCATTGTACAAAATACTAAGGTAATAAAAATAATTCACAATGAAAATTCTAGAAATATAGAAGGTGTTGTTATACATAATAATAAAACTCAAGTACAAGGTACCATATATGCGGATAATGTTGTATTATGCACACAATCATCTGGTTTGCTACCTATATTAGAAGGCAGTGGTAATACAGTAAGAAATAATTGGTTACCTTATGAAGAAATGAAAATATGGGGAAAACAAACATATTATTGTGGATTCGGATTTCAATTACATTTCAAAAATATTGTCAGCATGCCAAATCGATGGTGTTGGAGCTGCATTGGAGATTGGACTGTTATTGTACTCCCTGTTAGCAAATGGCTAAAAAGAATATCAAAAGATCCCAGTATAAAAACTGTATGGTCCTGTTGTATTGTCGATATGGACACAAAAAGCAACCATTTACATAAAACCGCAAACGAGTGCACAGATCACGAAGAAGTAGTAAACGAATGTTTAAGGCAAATGAACGAACAATTTCCATCGTTGTCTCCTCCTGATGTTGCTACGACATCCGTAGGACTACGTCACTCTAAAACAAAATGGATATCTGAAAATACTGGGTATACGCAAGGTAAATATGGTAATATTCAAATGAATGGAAATATAAACAACCTCTACGCATTGGGATGCTTTACTGAAACAGATAAATCATCGGTGGCAACTATGGGAAAGGCTATAGATGCCACTGCAATGTTTTTACAGAAATATGAGCCAAATTTACAGCAGAAAGTTTTCATGTAACGTACGTCACATCATTATGATTTTTTTAGCTTGAACTTATTCCAAACATAGTACATGATTAATCCTGAGAAAAATAACGAGGCTTCCATGACATGATGCTTATTCCATTCTTTACATACACTAGGAAGTGTTGTGGAAAAATATCTTCCTATTACGCCACCAACAACAGTACCTATTATAACATATACCAAGGCAAATACTATTGCTTCTTTCAACATACTACTATACTATATACTACTATACTATGTAATTCACTTTTTCGCTTTTACCATATAACTATATAAAATAATAATCTATGTTTATTTCGTCAAGACAATAAAAATGTAGAAAAACACACTAGGAACTAGGAACTAGGAAACGAGGAAACTAGTATTCTATTTAATATTTGGGTGGTTATATTTATTTATTTATATTTGTTATACTTATAAATCATTCATCGGTATACTTCATTATCTTATGCTATTTCTATATGTGCTAACCTTATCTTCTTCTTCAGCGAACTCTCGTCGTTGAATATCAATATGTTAAATTGTTGGATGCAATATTCCTCGAAATCTTGACGAATTGTTATACGCGATACCATATTTATTGTCGATAAATACACTACGTACTGATATAACCCATCATTACGCTTTATTTTATCGAAAATATATCCATCATATACGGTGTTAGCTTCATGCTTATCTTCTACTAAACAATGCTTAAGTAAATTACTGTCGTTTTGTATTTTCCTTATTGAACGTACTGTTGTATTTATATAGTCCATCCTAGATATCCATTTATTCAAAAACACGTTGTACTCTACACTGGTAGGCTTGCCTGGTATATTTAAATTATTTTGCAATACTGATATATTCAGTAAATCTATTAGCCTCCTTATCGGCGACGTTATATGAACGTAATTGTCCAATTTTAAAAAGTCATGTTTACCTTTATCATCGTATATCTGGTATTGACCACTTGAACTATGCCAATGTGTCAGAAATCCCGTAATGCTTGATGGCAAATGATCTGGTATTACTACATTTCTATTTATTGTTACTGATCGATAAATTCCATTTTTATATTTTATCATTTCACATGCCGCATAATAATTCATAAATATCATAGAGTACGCTACCAACTCATAACTATTTTTTATCTCTGTTGTGTAACTATATTCTGGATTACGAGATAGACTTCGCATTACTGATAATAATAATTTATATTCGTTACTACTTTCCAATTTATCGGATCCATAACTATAATTCTTTTTTACATTTACGTAGGTATTATTGAAATCATATGACAATATTTCATTGTTCATAATAGTCAAATCCAAACATAGAGCCAATCGTATTGTTCCTTCACTTAAACTACACATACACTCACTCAATATTGTCGGTAACATCGGACGCTTTCTATCCGGTAAGTATATTGTGGCTACTCGCTCAGAGAACGAATCCCATAAAGACAACTCTTCCATCCACATAGATACATTTGCTATGTATATGCTAACTTTATAGGACTGATTGACTTCATTGGTCATAATTATACTCATGGCATCATCATAGTCTGTTGTTTGAGCAGAATCTATTGTAAAAATATATTCCTCGGTTCGATCAAGTAAATCATACTTTTTTATCATTTTCTGTATGTATTCTCTCTCAGTCGATTCTTTCAGCATTTTCATGGTCTTCTTCGTAAACTGTTGAATCGACGCATACAACGATTTGCAATACAATTGGTACTCATAAAAGCATTCCAAATTCTCAACATCACCTAATACATTTACGATCGTACCTTGTGGATGCTTATCGGTCCAATGATTATGCTTAAATACGATATACTTATTTGATGTCTTCTTGACAAATTCTATACGTTTGTTGTAAGGTATTAGAAATGACGGCAAACGCTTGTCATCAGGTACACATTTATAGAGATATTTATCCTTGTGTTTACCATATATCTGCGTTGTATTTAATTCCAATACACCAGGCATTATTGGCATGCTTCTCACAGAAGAATGTAATACGTTCACAATCGACTGATTATACTCATACACATCTCCCGTGAATAATTTATGCTTTATTGGATCAAATTCCTTCCATAGACCATCTTGACGTATACTCTCTTCCATCAGAGTGACAGAGTCATAAATATCCCATCCATGGTATTCTCTATCGTGGGAGACAAATTTATAGGATTTCATTTCTTATTTTTCTTATTCCATTTTATAATGTATGACAAATATTACACATTATACTGTATTCGAGATTTACCTAATCAATTTTTTCTATAGTATCTGAACCTTCCAGTTCATTACCGTTTTCCTTTTTTGCATCACTTTCCACTTTGGTAACTATGTCTCGCTTCACATTTTGGGATTGTAACATTCTCATACAACTATGGTTTAATATTGCGACATGATTCATATAGGTCTTGTACTTAAAACTACATATCGAGGTATCAGCACTGTTATATTTTATACTATACCACCAGTAGGCAGGAATATGTATTACTTGCCCTTCTACTAAGGTGACATCCAGCATCTTCGTTTTCTCTACCTCATTCTTATGTTCTTCTTGTACCTCCCACGGATTCACTGGAGACACAAATTCGAAATTATCGTAATCAACACGATGATTCAAATACTTTGTAAACTTTGGTGGCAACAGTTTAATCCGTATACTACCACTCGTGACTAAAAAGTAATTTCTATAATTTACTTCATATGATAGTATTGTATGAACGTTCTTTGCACCGAACATATAATCGTAATAACATGAACACACCGATAATGGGCGAAGAATTTGATCATGTTGTTGATACTCTTTTACTAAAGATGTTTCTTCCAAAAAATCGTAATTATTGCTACTTAAATACTTTTCTTTACCATCCTTTCTGAATACCTCGGTAGCCGTATTCAACGTCAACGGCAAATACTTTTCCACAGTATCATCTTTTTCATATATATCGCGGATTTTTACGTCAAACGCCCCATAATTTTTTCTCACTTCTGCTACATTACAACTTCTCAACATGTAATCTATATTTTCCATCTTAAATATTACCGGTTGTCTTAAATCGCATATTTCCTCTAGATTATCTTTCGACGGCTGCTCCACTTCAAATACTTCAAGATCGTCGCTCACCTTTAAATGAAAGTATATGTGCAAATACAAAAAGAGAACCACGCTAAATACAAAAATAAATAAAAACGTTTCCATGTTTCGATCAATATAATAAATTCTAAATTCTTATCGGTTCATGATATTTTATAAATATAATGAACTTTCCCTTTTTCTACGCATTGTTATGTAATTTGAAATCTATCTTTAAAATTGGCTACTTATCATGTTCAATTTCATTTTCATATATTCTATCATATTGTCTCTCGTCATTATTCTATTGTATAAATTCTTCGCGTTTTTCGCTATTTTCTTTGATATTTCATCTTTATTCATAATTGATTCTATTTGTGACATCATACCATCCAATTTAACATTAACAACGACTGCTTCATCTTCGTTTCTTTCCTCCTCGTCATACGGTACCAATTTATCACTGAACCACAGTTTATAGTCTTCGTAACCATTCATCTTCAAAATACACGAATTATAGTCCAACTCTCTTCCCAATCTGTACGCTGCTACATGTCCGTCAATATGCAATACATACTTATATCCAGATTGAACAAGTGGCGACATCCTATCTTCTGAACTAGTATTTTTTATGTTTCCCTCATATCTTCCTATAAGTACTTCTTCACCTTCTCTACCATATATCTTATCACGATTGTTTAAACCGGTAAGTTTGGCATTTAGCACATCGTTATCTTGTGCTAATTCTGCAACAGCTATTCTCTTATTCGTTTGTGCATTTATTCCACATCCTGTTGCACTTCCTCGAAAAATTACCTCGTTTATCTTCTCATCCCAAGGTTTCGTACTATAATTTGTGGACACTTCACCACTACAACTACTCGGATAATATCTTCCTGGATTCACTAATCTCCAATCAGCATAATTTGGTACAAGAATATCCTCGTATCCTTTATAATTACAATATCCGATTATAGGCACAAATGGTTTATCCTTAGGATACTCACTGCCAAGGTCTTTGTCTTTCCCGTATATTGTTTTGTAAGGTTCAGTCCTATCTGACGTGATTACTGGGAAATCTCGTCTATTGTAAAATAGTACACAATTTCGAACTCCTTTCGCACATGTCTCCGATATTAATTCTCTCATCTCATTCCATCCTTGATCTCCTACTTCAAATGATTCATCACTCTTCGTATTCATTTTGTTGTAGTCGGTCTTCCATGTTCCTAATATACAATCGTTTGCACTCCACTTCTTAAAGTTCGTTTCCATGTCCCTTACATTTCTATTGGTTCTGTATGTTTCTATATCTTTCGTGAATTCATTCTTACCTCCTATCTTATACTTAAATTTTTTCTCATTCCAGTCATTTTCGTAATAAATATTCTGAAAAGGAATAAAATATTGCAATTGATTGTCAGCTATTACTATAAATACTCCCAATCGAATCTTTCTGAACATATATCGGAAGGTACGCAATATATCCTCCTCCGTATAGGAAGAATTACTTTCGTATACTTGAGATAACTCCCTCTCATCTTTTTGTAATGGAGGTGACTCTGATTTATTATACAATGTTTCTATTTTCAGATTTTTCAATATTAATTCGAAATCCTTTTCGTTCGTTAAGTACGGTAATATTTGCTTAGAACAGTTGTCCACATTATTATAACTGCTGGGAGGAAGAGTATCATTTTTAAATTTATTTTGCAATATATTTGATAAATTTATTTGCACGGTGGTTTCATATAACACGTAATATTCTTTGGACGTTTCTTTGGTTTTCTTCACATCGAATAATTCCTCATTATCAGCATTACCCAAAGAAATACCATTACTCTCCCACGTCGTTTTATGCTGATCACGTAGTTCGTACTTTTCCAAATTGTCCATTTCTGGGTTTTTATTTAATAATTCTCTTTTACCTGTGGCTGTCTTTATCTTTTCCAAATCAATATATCCGTCTATTGACACTTTCTCCAGAAAATCCCCCTTGTCTATAGTATTTAATCTTCGTGCAATTTCGTCGTCTTCACCTCCCCAACCTTGATAATCATTTGGAAACCCATTTATATCTCGAAATACTTGGTTTCCTATTAATGTTACACCACCAATGTATTTTTTATCAGAATTGTATTTACTCCAACCACCCGCAAAATGTACTATACTACTTACATCATATACCGTGGCGTACACATCTACCATGTTGTCTTTGGGTATTAAATCTACGTCATGGAATACATAAACCGTACTATCTGGATGCAACAAATATCCTGCATTCAGTAAAGCTCCTCTGTTGAATTTTTGTTTATCTTTTGATTGTTCTACAATAACAACTTCTATCTCTGCTACTACTCCTTTCTTTATAAATTCATTTTGTACCTTTCTTAGAAACGATTTCATACTAGTTTTGAATTTTTTTAAATGTTCGGCTCTTTCATCATATTTATCTTTTGCACGGAACGGGACTATAATGGTCATTGTGTAACCTTTTCCCTTATTGGTGTAAGAATCTGAAACCAAACATCTTGACTTTACGGGAGCATCTAGAGATACCTCTAATTCTTTCTGAGTAAAGTCCTTCTGTACAAGCGATCGCATATTACGAAACTTCTTTCCTATATCTCCATTGTTATCGTCATCATCTGTATCATCATCGTACTCATCATCATCATCGTCATTATCATCATCAGTATCACCTACGTCATCATCTATTTCGTCTGTACTTCGTAATGATTTATTTGTGTACATAGCTTCAGAAATATTTGATTGGTCGAGCACACCAACGTGTTTCACTGGAGCCTTATACTTTTTCCTATATTTTCTCATTTTCGTATAAGCATAACGTTTCTGGCGTATTTCTTTTTCTATATCCATTATCGCTATATTCGTTCTTATCTTATTTTCCAAATTAGTTTCCGATTTGATGTCGTTTAAAAATTTAACCTTCTTTTTCTCCAGTTCAATAATGTCGATAAACTTATTCTTTTCATTTTCCTTTTCCTTTTCGTCACCCCTTACAGGTTGCTCCTTTTCATTTGTATTGTCGTCTTTTTCTATATTTTCTCGTATACGTTTCATAATATTTACTGGAATATCTCCCGAAGTTCCCACTATTTCCTTATACGAGTTTCTTGATTTTATGAGGTTATTCATATAAAGCTCACATTCTTCAATACAAGGTCGTAACATATCAACCGTGTCATCATCTTTCGTGTACCCAAATAAATGGTTACATTTTAATTTAACAATGTCTTCTTTAATATTGATTACTTTATTTTGTAAATTCATTATTTCACGTGGCAATGTACTCGTAAGGAGTATCACCGCTTCTTCACATTTATCTAATCCAAAAGTGTACTTCCTATATTGCTTGTCGTCCTTTGTCTCAATTGAAATTTTTAGATTATGATCTTTGTACTTTTGTGAACATGTTTTGCATTTCACTTTCGCATATGCATCATTATATAGTTCTTTGAACGATTTTTTGTTACTGTTCTTTCCTAGAGTTATTTTTGCAGATTTGGTTGCATCTGTCTTTGCCTTGTTTATTTCTTTTTGTACTTTTAATACAGCATGTAAACTCTTCATTTGCATTTTCTTATCATTACTCATTTTTTTCGATTTTTTCTCCTTCCTTTTTTCATTCTCGTCATTTTCATCATTCTCAATACCACTATCGTCGGACCCTTCGAGGTCGCCACCATATATTTCATTATATACTCCATTATTCCATGTGGAAATAATACTGTCTTTTATATGTATTTCATTTGTCTTCATATTGTCATAATCGCTATTCATGTATGAATCATCGAATTTATTTACATTATTATTATCATTATTATCATTATCTTGATAATCAAGTTCCATGTTAAGAATAGGATCAGGATCTATATTATATTTATTCTTTCCTTAATATTATTAATTATTATTTAAATTACTATTTTTACCCTAGTAATTTAAATTGGAACATTCCTATTTACAATTAAGTTCACAATATTACAGATTACAAAAATCGTTTATTACTATTTATATTTGCACTTATATTATTTAAATCATTATCACACTGTCTCATATAGGATTGCATAGGAGATTCTTGAAATGGTAGAGGTAAAGCAGTAATTAATTGCTGAGAATGAAAGTTACCTTTATTTTTTTGATCTATGTTAAGTCTCTGTAAATTATGTGCAAAGTTGACTCTGTTCTTTATGTATTCCTCTTTCTCAATTCGAAGCTGCTCTTGGTATATTTTATCGTTTTTTGTTTTATATTTGATATACAATACCGTACCTACAGTAAATACTAATCCAAGTAACATACCAATATTGTAAAGTAGATTATAATGCCTTACTTTGAATTCACGACAATGGTCTAGAGATGCATTTATAAAGTATTTTGTGCCTGGTTCTATTAAACGTGGTATTCCACCTAAAACACGATTAGTTGTTTCCATCAAATTCACATTCCTTATATAATATAGTTATTCAGAATTTTTCTGTCATTTTTTACTTACTTAAACTATTTGCTATATATATACGGAATATAGATATAGACATACTCTATTGATTTGCCTTAAACATGGCAGGAACCTCTCCAACAACATCATTAATTATTTTTCTTGTTCTCACTTTAGGATATTTCATTGCCAAATACTACATAAAACCACCTAATCCTAACCAAGCAACAAGAAATTTCTTTGGGTTTACAACAAATATAGTACTTACGATTGTTTATGCGCTAGCTGTTATTGTTTCTCAATTCTTTGTAAATCTATCCATGACCACTAGTATTTGCGGAACCCAACAATTCGTTACTGCTATTTATTCCACTGTATTACCATGGGTTGTAATATTTGGATCTGTTATTGGAATACTAAAAGTATTTCCAAGCTGGTTGTCTCCATTTTCAAATACTTTTGGATATGCTGTATGTTATTTAAGCGGCATCAATTCGTATTTTGAAGATATCCTTACAGACAGAAAAGCAGTAAATATACAAAATAAAGATAAGGCTGGATTTGTACAAGCAATAGATCATATATACGAGGACAAATCAGTACTTATCAATTCACTGACTTTAGAAAATTTGGCGGATCAATGGAATAGTATGACTAGTGTCAATCTCATAAAGTCATCTGCCGGAGGTGTAGACGGGATATCTTATAACAAACTAAAACAATTTATTAAAATGAAAAATGAAGTAGCCGAATTTATGTGGTATGCTCTAACAGGTGGTCTTGTCACCTCGTACAGTTATAATAATATTGTCAACGCCGGATGCCAATTGTCGGCAGCGGAAATGAAGAAACGCCATGACGATTACATGGCAAAAGAAAAGGAAATTGCCAAACAGAAAAATGATAATTCAAAGACAGAAATGGTATACAAAACATATGATTAAAAATTTTATCAATGCTATGTTTCATGTCTTATATTTGATGTATTATGTCTATTTCTTAAACAAGCATTATACTCGTGGATGTCACCATAATAACAAAATAAGACAATATTCCTAAAAGTAAACTTACCAACCAGAGTGGAAGAATTGTCTTATTTGATTGACCTACACCAAATTCTCTTATGTTTCCATCTTTAGAAAAGATAAACCCAGGCTTGTAGGTTGACAACACAATATAGATCACGGCAAACAACACGATTGATATTGTTGTCGCATTTTTTCGTATAATTTGCGAATTCATTTTAAAATTCGTTATTTTTATTATTATTTGTTCTTTCTATCTACGATTATAACATATAATAATAATTCATTATATTATAAAGCTTTTGTTATTTAATTTCCATCATGCTGATCGATTCTTTTTTTAAAGATATGTTGTCCCCTTTAGGAGCTACATACTGTGACTATTTTTATTATCTTATGGTAATTGAGTTTAT